CCTGACAAATGGAAACTTGATAATGTAGAGTTTCATAATATAACGGAACTTACAAATGTCTTATAATCAAGAAAACCTATCGTTATTTCCTACCCTTGTAAGTGCATTTGATCTAACTGGTCATTCCCAAATAAGCACGTGCCTTGATATAATCAATAGTCACGAAACTGGAGACCATGCATTAATAATTGGTGGTAAAAGCAGTTTCATTAAAGGCGATGAAGAATTTTTGTTCAAACCTGAACTTGCAAAATTAAGAGCAGATATACAAAACTGCATTGACTTGTATTGTAAGACAGCAGGACTTGAAGAATCCATTTTAGGAACGAGTTGGTTTAACGTAATGGAAGAAGGCGGACAAGTAGATAAACATAGACACGAAGGTAGTGTTGTTAGCGGAGCATTTTATCCGCATGTTGCTGACGATAGTTGTCCGTTAATTTTTGAATCACCATTACGTCCTTTAAGAATGAACGATGTTTTTGAACAACAAAATCCTTACAGTAGTTATTTTGCAAGTTGTAAACCAAGATCAGGTTTGCTATTGATCTTTCCAAGTTGGCTTGAACATAGAACTGATCCAAATACATCATCAAAGAGAATCACAGTAAGTTTTAACACTATGCGTAAGAAATTGATTCCTCTTGTTGCCGCGAAGATGCATCATTATGGTAATTTTCCGGTTGACAAACAGGAATAGATATTATATAATTAGTGTTATGTTTAACAAAGGACTTGGCGTCAACCCTTCTAATTCTGCCGCCATTATTAATATAGGAGATAATAATGGGAAAACATTATAGTACAAAACATTACGGACACAATATAGGACTGTCGGCAGTCTTTAGACAACCAAATGCTGATCATTCGCATTGCCATTTGTTGCATGGATATTCATTAGCATTTACATTTACTTTTGGTTGCGATGAATTGGATAACAAAAACTGGGCAGTAGACTTTGGTGGACTAAAACAAATCAAAGCATGGCTTGAAGATCATTTCGATCATAAGGTAGCAGTTGACATCAACGATCCACACATGGATAAGATGAAAGAACTTGAATCACTTGACCTTGCAGAGATTAGAGTCTTTGATGGTGTTGGTGCAGAAAAGTTTGCCGAACACGCATTTAACTTTGCAGACAAATTGATTAGAGAACAAAGCAATAATCGTTGTTATGTTGTAAAAGTTGAATGTGCAGAACACGGCGCCAACTCAGCAATTTACGAAGGATAGTTTAATGAAGAACTATGTTGTATGCCTGAAGTGGGGCGACAAGTATAGTGCGGAATATGTAAATGTGTTAGCCAACATGGTTAGCAGAAATACCACTGTACCTTACGAGTTTGTTTGTTTTACAGACAACAGTAATGGTATTCAACCAGGAGTAAGAGTTTTACCAGTACCTAAACTACCTGTAACAGGTTGGTGGTACAAGCCTTACTTCTTTAGTCCACAGTTACCTATCAAAGGAAACATACTTTATTTTGATCTTGATGTTATTATTTTTAGAAACATTGATAACTTGTTTACATATAATCCAGATAAGTTTTGTATCATACGTGACTTTAATAGACACATAAGACAAGATTGGAAGAAGATGAATTCAAGTGTTTGGCGTATGAAGTCAGGCACACAAGATCATGTATGGACAAATTTTGAAAAAGATAACTTTGTTGTAACCAAAAGGTTACATGGAGACCAAGATTGGATATACAGTCAGGTACGTGATAATTTTTGTTTTTGGCCAGATGAATGGATACAAAGTTACAAATGGGAAATGCGTAACAAACCACCTATGAGTAGGATTAACGGAGTACGTAATTTTAATGTACCCGGCGAACCAATTATCAAACCCGAAACAAGTGTAGCCGTGTTTCATGGCGAGCCACACCCTCATAATAGTGTAGATCAATGGTGTAAAGATAATTGGAAATAAACTTGACATTTAATAATAAAGATTGTATAATATAACTATGAATAAGAGAATCGGCTTTGCCTGCAAATACATGCACCCTGATCAGACTCAGAAGAAAAAACTTCTTGAGGAGATTCAGCGTCCACTCAACACAAGAAGTACAACAGTACAATGGTTGAACAGGCAAACAAGAGAAGTTGCCGAGCAACGACTGTGGGACATTATGGTTCACAACATACAGTCGTATATGAATTTGATTTCTTATGTAGGAGGTTTACCTAATGAACTTAGAATGGTACGTCTTGGTAGTGATGTTCTCCCTGTTTACACTCAGTCTGATTGGTCTTATTTCTGGCGCAAGCCTGATGTACGTGACTATTGTGCGAAAAACTTTGCGAACGTGGGTAAACGTGCGAGAGACTTGGATGTTCGTCTTAGTATGCATCCTGGTCAGTTTACTGTCCTGGCAAGTGATAACCCAGATATCGTAAATAGAAGTATAGAGGAGTTTGAATATCATGTTGATTGCATCAGATGGATGGGCTACGGCCAACAATTCCAAGACTTTAAATGTAATGTCCACATATCAGGCAGGCAAGGTCCAGCCGGTATCATCAATGCTCTCCCAAGATTATCTCAAGAGGCGAGAAACGTTATTACGATCGAGAACGACGAAATGTCGTGGGGCATCGATGCGTCACTCGAACTTGAAAAACATGTCGCACTCGTACTTGACATACACCATCACTGGGTGCGTACAGGTGAATACATACAACCCTCCGACGATAGATATCATCGCGTAGTTGACAGTTGGCGTGGTGTACGTCCTGTTATCCATTACAGTGTTTCACGTGAAGACTTACTTGTAGGACATGATCCTGACGTATTACCTAACATGGACGAACTACTTGAACAAGGCTTTAAGAAAGCAAAACTACGAGCTCATAGCGATATGATGTGGAATAACGCAGTAAATGACTGGGCTCTACAGTTTAACAACTCTGCAGACATTATGGTAGAGTCTAAACACAAAAACCTTGCTTCGCAGAAACTGTTAGAACATAAGGTAAATACAGTATGCGATTTAAACAACTTCAAAACTGTGAACGTACCAAAGCAAGAACTTGTCAGTGCGAAAGCCTAAGAAAACTATCCGAAGCAGAAGACGATAAAGTTGTAGCCGTTTGTGACTTAGTCCATTCGGACACTGTTAAGGGAACAATTTTCTTTATGCAAGGCCCAGGCACTGCTACTCTTATAAAGGGTAAGATAACTGGGTTAACTGAAGGTGAACATGGATTTCATGTACACGAATTTGGCGATCTATCAAACGGGTGTGAGAGTGCAGGCGGGCATTACAATCCAGACGGGGTAGAGCATGGAGATCTCAAAAATGGCCATGTGGGTGATTTAGGAAATATCACAGCCAACTCTGACGGGATATCAGAGTTTACAATTAAAGCAGAACGTATTGATTTAATTGGCGAACGTAGTATTATTGGTAGAGCAATAGTAGTACACGAAGACACAGATGACTTAGGAAAAGGCGGAGACGCTGAATCGTTGAAAACCGGAAACGCAGGTGAAAGATTGGCTTGCGGGGTAATTACTCTTACAAACGGAGAAAAATAATGATATCATTTTTAAAATCACTTTTTGGTGCAGGAGAGAAAAAGACATTGAAACTTTCAGACCACGTGGCTAATAAGAAGCCAAAGTCAGCACCTTTAATTTTGGTTCCATCAAAGGCAGATATGTCTAAGATGACAAAAGCAAAATTAGAAGAGATGGGAAGAACTCACGGCATTGAGTTAGACAAACGTCTTACAAAAGACAAACTTGTAACTCAATTACGTAAGCACATGAACGCAAAAAACAAGTAAGGAGAAACTAAATGAAAAATTGGATTCAAAAAAGACTTGACGAAAGAACTTCTTGGGATGGCGCAATGCTTATCGCAGTAGGAGTTATTGTCCTTATAGCAGGACCATTTGCTAAATTGGCGGCATACGCGGCTATTGGTTATGGTGCTTGGACTATTTGGAAATCAGAATAATTATAATTGATCAATTGTAAGTAAACCATCTACGGTAGTGTTTAGTTTGCGCCTTTGTTCTGCACCTTTCTTTTGTGCAAAACGTTTAGGATCGCATTCTGGACACACGTGGTTATAGGCGTTATCTAAACGTTTAGGATCTACTTGTCCTTTGTCACGTTTAAATTCTTCGTGGCAGTTATCACATTCAAATATAATTACAGTCTTTACACGCTTGTATGAATGTGGCTTACCCTTTTTAGACTTACGGCTATACCATTTGACTTCTTGTTCTGTTCTACTAAACATACAAGTATTTACCTATTTACATTCGGATTATAAAATATAAACTAAATAATAGTAAGGAAACAAAATGACAGCAGTAGTACAACTAACAGATAACGCAATAGAACGTATGACAGATATGTTAAACGAGCATAAACAGAAGGTAGTACGTTTATCACTACAAGGCGGTGGCTGTGCTGGTTTCAAGTACGACTGGGCATTAGATAGTGCATCACAAACAGGTGATGAAGTTATTAAATTGCCAAACGGAGAGTTTGCTATCGACGATACAAGTGTAATGTATTTGTTAGGTAGTACAATAGATTATAAAAAAGAAGTATTTGGTTCTTACTTCACAATAGAAAACCCTGCATCAACATCAAGTTGCGGTTGTGGTGAGTCAATAGGATTTTAAAAAATGGCAAAAAGTATAATTAACATTGGTGTAGAAGGTAATGACGCTACCGGCGATAGTATTAGAGACGCCTTTAGTAAAGTAAACGAAAACTTTAGTGAACTTTACGCAGTATTTGGACAAGGCGGTACTATTAGATTTACTGCACTTTCAGACACACCAGATGAATTAGGTGCTAATAAGATTCCAGTATCTAACGATGCTGGTTCAACATTATTAATGAAATCAGTTGAAGGCGGAACTGGTATCTTAATTGATAACACTGATCCAACTAAACTTGTTATTACAAACAGTGGTGGTGCAATTAGTTCAGACTTACAACCAACCATTGGTGGTTATCTAAATGGTTCAGGTAACTTTACACTTGGTAACATTGGTCCAATCACAGATCAAGCGGCAACAGATTTTAACACAACACATTCAACACAAATTACAGTACACGATTTAGTTGCTGATAAAAAATACAACGACAACAGATATCAAATTGAAGGTGCTCCAAATAGAATGAGAGCAGAACCTGCTGATGGTACTGAGTACGCAAAGGTCATTGGTAGTTTTACAAACAACAACGCCATTGTTGCTCTACACGGTTACGACCACAGCGTTAACGGACAAGGTTTTAAATACACAGTTTCCGTAGGTGATCCAGCGGCGACTAACTTAACAGACTCTACAGTTTACTACATGAGATACGTAAACGCTAACCAGTTAAGTTTTCACCCAACAGCGGCAGACGCCTTAGCAAATACAAACAAAATTTTAGCAAACGCAGGAGCGTCAGGTAACCCAGGTGGTACACACACGCTTACTGACAATGAATACAATTCAGCATTGTATGGCAACTACT